AGATTGCTTAAATTATGAATTTCTGCACCATTTGAATGTAGTGCAGCAGTTGTTGATTCAAATACTAATGATTCTGGATTATCATCTGAAATATAATCACTAATTCCAGAAAATCCCCTAATACAACCAGTAAATGAATATTCGGTTTTACCTGTATATGTTATTATCTCATCACCAATCTTTAAAAGACCATAAGAATCAGGAAATCCTTCAGTTCCATTACTATAAGAAACTTCAATAGTTCTATCATATTCTTGAAGTTCTGTACCTAATTCAATAGATTCAACTAAATTTGTTGTCTTGTCAAGTGAAATATATTTGTCAATATTTTGAATTAAATCAACAGGAGCACCATCAAACTCCTGTGCAATATAATACTGCTTCAAAAATTCCTCAATTAAAGGATATTCCTCCCTTACATATTGAGGTAATTGATTCTGAACAATGTTATTAAATTGAACTCTATTCTCTGCCATTGTTTATATTAGATTAGTACCCTGAAGAAGGAGATGATGTAGATGTTGATGATGTAGTAGTAGAAGTACCGTAATTAGTGTTTCCACTAGCGATAGTACCTGTAGATGCTGTAGATGCTGTTGTAGACGCTGTAGATGCCGTTTGAGTGGGTCTACTGTCACGTCCACCACTACGTACTAAAATGCCGTTATGGTAACTTGAGGTGACAACATAATTTGATGCTGAAGGATCAAGTCCAGAAGAGATTTCATCTACTATTGTTGTAAATACACTTTGACCAATATCTAATTGTAAATACAAATCTTGTAACCCAATAACATCATTAGATTTAGGACATGCAGAAATCTCAATGATTGTTTGACCATCCTTAACCTTACCTGAAAGTATGTTAATAGGATTCAATGTTAAAACACCCTTTTTATAATTTATGCTACCAACATTACGCTTAATAATCGTTGGACTTGTGGAGTTTATAGAAGGAACACTAAACAAGAATAACTCTCCATTCTCCCTATCATTGTTGGGTATATCTGAAATATACACATCGGTTGAAATTCCTTGAACTCTAAAGGCAGAAGATTTAATATTGTATCCATTCATACTCTTAATATAAAATTCATTACCAAAACCAATAGCATATTCTGCGAATGCATTCAATGCAACTCTTAAATCTCTTCTAATTTGAAGAGTTGTGATGTTTGATGTAATTGCTTCATTGCTTTCATCAATGATTTTCAAGAATTTACTATACTTAAATCTTGCACCATACTTATTCAATTCAGAAGAATCTGCATATTTGGTTACATTTGCCTGTACATTACTTTCAATAAATGTTCCACTAGGTGCTAAATTGGTATTATAATAGATTTTAGAGTCAATTTCTAGGTATAAGTACTTCAAATCCAATATTTCTGGTACAATACCCGCTACACTAAACTTTTTAAGTTTGGATTTTATATTCTGTTTGACTAAATTTGGTAAAAAGTCACCAAATCTTGGTTTAATACTAATAAAAACCTTTCCATATTGAGGAGGAATCAACTCTTCACCACCAAATACAGAAATTGACTCCGTTTCTGGATAAATTTTAGTTGGAATTAGTGATTCATAGTCATGAGCTGTTACTGCTCTGTTCTGACTAGCATATATTTTAGGTGCAAACTTCCTTACAGACTCTACACTTTCAATAACTTCACCACCAGCAGACTGTAATCCAGTAGATAATAGTGAAATTCCAGAAGTTATTGGATATTCAACTGCATTATGAGTATGACTTAACTTACCAGCAAAGGTAAAGTTGGAAATTCCATTACCATCTACTCCATTTGTTGCAATATATTCAACAGTAATGTAATTTTGATCTTCAAGAGAGACTCCAAATATACCATCACCGAAAAATATCTCATATCTTTCATCATTTATTTCTTGAATATAGTAAACTCTTGATTCAGAACCAATATCAAAGAGATTATCGTGCATACTATACTTGGTTGAAGCAGTACTAAACTCATTTGACCTAACTCCAACACCAATTAATTCAGTATCTACCCCAGTATTTGGTAAAATAAACTTTTGATTAGGATTTCTTGTAGAATACGTGTAATTTGATTGTAAAAGAGTACCTTCATATATGCTAATATCATTAAATGCTGCAAGATCATCAACAACAGGTACTGTAATATCCTCTAAAATTGAAAAAACAAACGATTGACCACCAAAATTACCCTTCGATGATGCTATAGGACCCTTCTTAAGAGTCAATGTAACAGGTTTTGGTGTAACATCAGTCGTATCTACGAAAAAACTAACAGTTGCTCTTGCTGCTTTTCTTGATTTTGGTGTATATCCTATGTTTCTTGCTAATGCAACTACATTTTCTCTCAATGTTGCACTATCAATGAACACTTCATTCGCCACCATGTTGGCATTATACGAAGTGATGTAAGTATTATATGCTAAAACATCAATAATTGTTGATAAGTTCGATCCCTCGAAGTCATAGTCCGTGAAATTCGAGTTGGATTTTAAATAATCCTTAAGAGTTGTCTTAACCTGATCAAAGTCCAGGTTAGAAAAGTTAACTAACGGCATTTTACCTGGTTGATTGTAAAACGAATTCTAATTGTTGTGCTGGAGTGTCTATTCCAATTATCTCATAAACAATAAGAACGTTAAATGCATTACCCGCATAATCGGGAATGGCATCAACGCTAATCAATTTTACTCTAGGTTCAAACCTATTAATAGATTCAGTTATTTCATCTTTAATCTCAAGAGCAGAAACCTCATCTATATTTTCAAAAAGAGACTCTGATATCCTAGATCCGAAGTTTTCTTGGAAAAACTTCTCACCAGGAACTGTAAATACGATATTCCTAACTGATCGGGCAATAGCATTCTCGTTTTTAAGCACAATAAGGTCCTGATTCAGGGGATTTGCCTGAAACGTCATACTTATGTCCTTAAAACCTTGACTAACCCTTTCTAATGGCACTAAAATACAGCAATTATAACTTATTTATCATCGTAATCTAACGATATTCTGAAATTACCTCATAACTTTCAATATCATAGTCAAAACCGTCATCTGGCTCCTTTAAGCGTTGGTAAAAGTCGTTAGAACTTTCCATTTTATCGCTTTTCTTGGGTGTTAGGTCATCTTCGGCAATTTCTCTTAACATTTTTGGCGACATTTCGACCTCCTTTTGGTTTTTTTGATAAAAAAAGTGTCTAAAGGCACGTTTTGATGCTATTTAGACACTTAATATTGGTTTTTTTGTTTTTTACGAGATGGGTCGGGGTCAAATCACCCCAATTTCTCTAAATTTCTCATCTAATGACTCTTTCGAGGCACGAACCCGATATTGAACATCATCCCTACGAGACAATTCGGTGAGAATCGCTGCTTGGAGGTCCCATAAGTCCTCATTTGTCTTTGAGGGTAGATGTTTCTCTACCCATTCGTGGAGTTGCTTCTCCATAACTCAAAGAACACGAGTTTTTTCGTGACCCACTCTAATCCGAGGATCGCACCAGATGTCATATCCCTTCTCAATCGCATCTAAACAGAAACTAACGTCTTCTCCACACATATCTTGCACAGCACCCGATTCAAACTCTTGCATCTTCGGAGCAAACCAAGGATATGGAAGTTCTTCAAAGACACCCTTCTTAATTAACACCCATCCGAAACCTGTGTAGTCCACGGTGAATGGCTTACGACGCTTACTGATTGACTCAACGGTCTCGTGGTTCATAACTCCACCGTTCTTACGGAAATCATCTTCCTCTAACCAGTGTGCGACAGATGTAGTCGTGCCGTCTTCAGTAGCATACCAACCTGCGGTGATTTCTTTCTCCTCACCCTCTGCTGGATTTGCAAGATCGCATAATTGCCAGAACTTGTTAGTATCGAAGACAATATCCGAGTCAATCCATAGTTGATAGTCATACTCTAGTTTACCATCCCAAGGATTCTGGTTTGGTCCTCGTAGTACATTTGCACCAAGACACTTACATCTTGCAAAGTTAACCATAGATGAGTAATCTTGAGAGATCTGAATACTCATTCCATTCTGTACAATATCAAAGCACAACTGTACAAAGTTCTTTAAGAAAATATATGAACAACCTCTACCTGGTAAACAGAAGACAATTGACTTGCCTTTCATTCTCTCTTTAATCGCAGCAATGTCCCATTCTTCTTTCTTTGCTTTCTTCGAAGGAGGGTTTGCTTTAACAGTAAATCCTTTTGCCATAGCGTTTTGTAATTACCCTCTTATTATAAAGTAATTCTATGTATCTGTCAATATGAATCTTCGATGTAATTTTCTGTAGGGATATCCGCAACCTCTGAATATGTAATATCGTCCCAATAAGATCTGTATAACCTTCCCCATATAACTTCAAACTCCCCCTCATCAAGATTCTTGAAAAGACATCTATCTTTTAAGTATATGTGATAAGTACTTGCCATGTTTATTTTTATATATTAGTTACTAGAAAACCATTCAACGGTTTGTTCTTTGATTTTGCCACCATCAAACCTGTGTAGAAGTTCTTTGAACTCTTTGTTCTACACCTCTTTGAAATATATTCCCAATTGTCATTCACCCATGTTGTCATAGATCTGACATCATGTTCTTCATCAGTATACAGATCAACTACCTTGAACTTCGGAGGTCGCTTTGCTATCACCTTCTCTGGTTTATAGTATGCCACCCAGTTCTCTGGAATGTGATCAATCACTGGTTCGTACTCTTCAAATACTATATCATGTGATTTGTGAGATCCTGTTAATATACCATTCTCATCTCTTGAATGATCCATATTTGTTTTTCTGTCAGACCACTCTAAATTACTCACGGAATTATTCTTCTTGTTCTCATCCTTATGATTGATTTCTGGGAGTCCCTCTACATTCTCTACAAGTGTCTCTGCAACCAACCTGTGAGAATAATACTTGATCTGCTTGAGTGATTTTCCCTGTGCGTCCCGTAGCGATATATTGACAGCAAGATACCTATCCTCTGGATCCACTCCACCTCTGGGGTTTTGTGTCATCCTTCGAATAGGTCCTGTATATCCTCCGTGGGTCCAATGCGTCCACACACTACCATCCTTGCCGACGTAATAACCATCGAACCTTGTGGGGTAGATTTTTTCCTGGGGAATTTTTTTCATAAAACGATATCTATCGCTCGATTTGCCACCTCTGGAGGTCACAAAGGTTCCTTTTTTTAATATACGCAACGCCCGCCATAAAATAACAACGAACGCCCGCAAACACTGTCGCCACGCTATTATAAACCACTGCCATATTACAGTGTATTGTTGTTACTAACTGTTCGTGCCTTAAGTATAATATTAATTATAACATGTGTAGGGGCAATGTGTCAACAACTGCCCCTAACAGTTATTAACATTAAAGCGGGGTAGATTGCACCTCATAAAGATCATCTAGAACCGCAAGGATTTCATCACCATTGTTAACACTATCTAACAGAAACTCTGCGAAGTTAGGTGATACAAACTGTTCTGTACTGTTTGACATTTTGTGTGTGAAATTAAACAACATAAAGTAACAACGAAGAACACGCAATTGCTGCTCCTCGCTTACATTAATAGGACACTTTATTAGTCCCCCTATAGTATTACCAACTCACAGGATTCGATAGGTCTTCGATGTAACTTTGTACCTGCTCATTGTCTCCCATTTGTAACACTTTATCCCACGCAATCTGTCTGGGGTTAAAGTCATCGAACGCATCAATTTCCAGTGTTATTCTATACTTACTCTTCGTCCAGTTGTTGTTAGTAACTGTCATGAGATTAGGGGATGATTGTTGATACTCTATTATAATATTATACGGGATTGTTGTCAACTACTGTGTGTCAGAATTGTTATAACTTTGTGTGGAAAACCTGTCAGAAAAATGTAAAAAAACCCTTGACATATTTCGCAAGTTCGTGTTATACTACGCTCGCTAAAATCACTAGAATTCTACACATTTAATCACACTATTATCACCACTGTTTATCAACAATTATTCCACAATATAACCCCCTTTATACACACTTATTCCACATATTACATCCAGTTATTAACAACATTGTGGAAAACCTTTACAACGAAGATGTATATTTATAAGACCATTTAAAACGCTATTTAACATCATAATACAATAGTTTTCCACAGATAGTGTTAGTAACTGTGGAAAACTCTGATGATTTGGTTAATACTTACCCCTTACATATTACCTTCTCATTACTGTTAATTATCTTTAGTATTTGCCTCCAGTGTTGTTAATGTCAAGTACAGTTTCGTTAGTTACGTTATCAACTAACTCATCATATAATTCATCATCAAAGTTATTAATTTCTTCTCTTAATTCAACATCTGTATAATCATTTCTAAAGTTATATTGCAACTGTTCAGTAACAAATTCCTCTAGAATCTTTCTATCCATATTATCAACAACTAACTCTACATACTGTTCAATTAGTTTACTTCTTTGACTAGGATTTAACTCCTTATTTGTTACTATCTGTTTTGCATCTAATTCACTATTAGTTGCATCTGGGTTTCTGTTAATTTGTGGCATGATTGTGTCCTCTTGGTTAATAGTTTACAATAATATCCCAGACTTCGATATAGTTTCTCAACCAATCTTTCTGGTAAGTTGTTAGTTTATCATCAGAACTACCATATAATATATCATCAGCAGACATAAATTCAATTCCATTCTTAATACAAAAGTCTTCTAATACGTCAGATAAAAGATCAAGTTTGGTTTCTAATTGAGTTGTTTTCATTGTTAGTTACCCCATGATAGATTTGGATTTTCAAGTAATATATCTCTGACTCTTTCTCTATCTAAACTATCACCATATCCGTAAGTATAATTGTTACCAAATGCTTTAATATATTCGGGGTTGTTATAACTTACTTTCAACAATCTCTGCTTATATTCATATATTGCAGCATAAACTTCATCCATAGTTAAACCTTTAATAGGATAAAGATCGCTGTTAGGTGAATAGAAATCCCACACATAATCAGCAAGTTCAATGAATGTTTCAAGCACGATTACACCTCCTGATTAATAAATTGTGCTGGCATATGTTCGGATGTAACTCTATACTTACAGTCCTTAATATACTCTCTTACTTGATAATAAAACTCATCACGAGATATTATCATTTTCTTTTGCATATCACCTCTGA